ACCCGTCATGTTCACCCAGATGAGCCAGGAGGACTTCGATAATATCGTCGCCCAGGGTCTTGGTACTTGGTTGAAGCTCGGTCCCGATGACCGGGCTGAGATCTTGGAGACCCCTACGGGTGCCCTCCAGGACATGGAGAAGGCAATCGCCTCGACGTTGGAGGAGATGGCTCGTATGGGTGTGCGGATGCTCGCACCCGAGACCGCTCAGTCTGGCGTAGCGTTGGATATCCGAAACGCAGGTCAGGTAGCGCAGTTGAGCTCTTTGAACACCAAGATCTCGGCCACACTCTCCACGATTATCGCCTACATGATTAACTTCCGGACCGGCGCGGGGATCGTGCAAGATGACGTCCCCGTTACGTTGAGCCAGGACTTCGACCCGTCGCCGCTTGGCGCTGACTGGTTGCGCCTGATCACGGAGTGGTACGAGAAGGGTCTTATCGCGCGTAGCCTGTGGATCACCATCCTCAAGCTCAACGATGTAATGCCCTCGGACTACGATGACACTGCCTCGGTCGCGGAAATCAGTTCCGACCCTCTCGTGTATTCTCAGATGGACCAACAAGTGGATGCCTTCAATGCGACGCAACAAACAATCAACCAAGGTGGCGGAGTGGCTGAGTAATACCCTTCTGACAGGTCCTTACCTTACCCTCTGCCTGAATCCCCGCGACTATGCCGCAGCTGTCGCCCACCTAAAGGTTAAGGGTGCTCCGCCCTTCCTGCTTTCGGGAGCCGATGCCACAGTACACTTCTTTGAACGGGAAGGAAAGCTGTCAGCAGTGGTTTGCATAGAGGTAGGAAAGCACAGTCTCTCCCAAATCCATGCGATGCTTGTACACGAAGCTGTGCATATTTGGCAGGAGTACCTAAGGGGTATCAGGGAAACGGCGCCAGGGGACGAGATTGAGGCCTACAGCATCCAGAGTATCTCTCAGGAGCTTTTCCTGGAATTCAAACGGAGGAAGGGATAGTGGGTCGCTTTAATATCACCGTAACCACGCTAATCACGCAGGGTCGGCAAAACCCCCTTCTTATCTTACGGGACACCATGACTTTTGGAAACGTCTCGGAAGAGGTAAAGGATTTCATAGCGGGTTCGTGTGCCGCTACCTTGCAAAAGTTTCTCCGTCTTCCAGAAGATACCTCTGAAGACGCCTTCCACGTGTCCTACCAGACGCAGGTATTTACACCGGCTGGTGAGGAGATCAGGATGTACACTGGCGGCCGCAAATGTCTGTCGGGGATGGACAAGGCAGGCGTTGACCAGTTTATGGATTGGGCTGTCCAGGAGCTACGGTTGACCGTGGACCTCATAAAGAGCACTACCACCACACACGAGGCCGTGCTCAGGAAGCGGGACAAGTGGAGAACGTTGTTTAAGCTGGTGTTCAACTCGCGGAACTAGGAGGAAGCAATGGCTTTCGGACGGAAGAAGGGAGGCGGCGCGCCTCTCGGTAACAAGAACGCAGCCGGCCCTCGCTCCGACACCAGAGCTAACAAAGGGTATGGCTCAGGCTTCGGCCTAGGCCTCCTAAGCGGCGGCCCCATTATCGCTGGCTACCATGCAGGTCGCAATAAAACGGCAGTCGGTACTATCAAGTCGCGACGAGGGGTTACCACAGCAGCAGCCTTACAGGGTCTGGCTGGTGGTGCGATTGTTGCGGCTGCGACAGCTACAGGTGGCGTTGGTCTAGCCGCCGGTGGCGCGCTGCTTGTCGGCGGAGGGGCTAACATAGCTCACCGTCTCGCAGCACGTCTTGGCCGGAAGTACGCCCACAAGGCGCCACCGGCGAACAAGTACTTTCCCAAGAAGCGCTAACAGCAATAAGGCGGAATTATGACTACGGCAAATCAAGAGCTCTACAATCGCAATGTTGATCGTGCCGCCATGCTACGTCTCTTCGAACAACGTCTGTCCGGTAAGGTTTTCTACGAACTGGGCGGCCACAAGATTCGCCTGAATACGTTGCTTGAGAAGAATGCCAAGGCTCGGACAATCTGGGACGATATCGACCAGGAGCTTGGACGCACGTACGGCAATATCCAGGGGATTGTCTCCAAAGACCTTCTCCAACTCGTAACTGAACAAGAGGCGCACTCAAGGGGCCTCCTTGAGCGTGTCCTGGGTCCGATTTGGAAGACCCGCCCTGCCGATCGGCGTATCGCTGAGGAGATCGTACTCAAACGGCCTCTCTACGCAGACAAGACACTCCTCCAGGGGTGGGCAGGTGTTAGTGTCAACGAACGTAAGCGCATCGAGCTGGCTATCCGTAGCGGCTTGGCGAAAGGTGACTCCGAGGCTGCAATTGCCAAGGTAGTCGGTCAGCAGTTTGGTATCGCGCAAAACCAGGCAGGTGCCTTGGTACGCACGTCGGTCACTTCAGTAAAGGCGCAGGCAGACCATGAGATTTATAAGGCTAACGAGCAGGCTCTCCGCGGCTGGCAATACGTTGCGGTGCTCGATAGTCGTACTACTCCTATCTGCTCTCATCGGGACGGTCGCATTTTTCCTATCAGTGATACTGTGCATCTTCCTCCCGCTCATTGGCATTGCCGCAGCACTACGGTACCTGTCGTCAAGTCTTTCGACGACCTTGGTAAACTGGATGGTGTTGCTGCGATCCGCCAACGAAACCTTAAAAGCCTCTCTCCCGAACAACAGGCGTACTACGACGGAGAGGCGTATGAGGGAACGACGTACCAGTCCTGGCTCACGGGACAATCGCGAGACGTTCAGCTCCGTCACCTCGGGGACACCACCAGACTCGATCTATTTCGGTCCGGACAACTCACCGTCGACAAGTTCCAGGTCGGCGGCAGGAAAGCCAGCCTCACAGAACTCCGAAAAATGACAGAGGACCCCCTGGGCGTTCCAGGGGACACGCGACGGTTTGCCCTCGCGAAAGAGAAGCTCGACACAATCAAGCTAGGCTTTGCCAGACCGGAGGAGTTGATGGATGACTCCGAGGCTATCGCGGCATTGCGACAGTACTATTTACTACAGGCTGGGGAATTGGATGGGACGCTGTCCCTGACGAACTACCGTGGGGCGCTCATCCACACTAAAAGAGCGACGCGTTCGAGGGTGCTGAACAACCCTCCTACAGAAGCCCAGCTTCGGTTCAACCCAATCACAGGACGCTACGAGGATGTGCGTCTGTATCAACCTAACCCCTCTACCCTTGAGCGGAGTCTCCGTCTTATCACTGACGAGGCCAAGCTTAAGGATGAGGACAAGGCCTTCCTGACCAAGTTCGTAAACGACCTCGACGGTAGTATGGGTGTCAATGAGCGGGCTGTTGTGGCTGACAACCTGCGTATTGCCTTTACTCGCTTCCGCACTAACGGCGAGGCGTGGGGCAACACCAAGGCTGTACTGAACGGTCAGATGAAGTTTGATGTCATGAACATCTCAGAGTATATGGAGACTCAAATCCGCAAGGATTCGGATGTCCTTAAGAAGCTACTACAGGATGATTTCGTTGACCCGGTACTAGGCCCTGTGCAGCTGCAGTATCTGCATGACAACCTCATCCCGAATATCAAGGCGAAGCGTGCCTGGGAAGAGGACATGGCCCCCAAGATTGCCAGGGAGCTGCGTGGCCAGGTCTTCCCAAACAAGATCGCCAACAAGCTTGACGCGTCGGCATACTCTGACGTCCTGTCTAAGGCCATTCCGCTACGGGTGTGGAACAGGCTAAGCGAAAAGGACCTTGAAAAGTTCTTCCTTAAGTTTGCGCATCGCCTGGCGCTGGCTGATGGTCCTGATCGCGACGCTGTTGCGGTCTCTTTGGGCCGAGAGCTGTACACCCTGGCGAACTACAGAGGTACACGAAATGAATGGTTCGAAGCAGGATCCGCCATCCTCGCCAAAGGCTCAGAACGTGGCTTGTACAAGCTCGAAACGTTCGGAGTGCAAAAACGGAGGATGCGCTCTAAGGCGTCGGGGCAGTACTTCGGGCAGTACATTGACACCTTCTCGGAATCCCTCCGCATCGTCGACCCGCGAATCCAAGCCTACTCCAGGCTCAACCGTGAGATTGACATGGGCCTCCGTGTGGGCTTTCTTGAAGAGCCTACGCTCCAAGTAAGACCCGGCTATAAGACTTACTTTGCCAAGGGTAACTACGATACCGGCATCCCGATCACCAGCGATAGTAGCTTTGGTCACTTCCCTGCGGAGTTCGTAGATGAAGACATGGCTAGAGCGCTCAATTGGGCGGCACAGTCACGGTATAAGGTAGACCCTGAAATGCACGACTTTGTGCGTAAGCTTCTGTACTTTCACGACGACAAGGGTAAATCGGCCCACTATGACGCGCTTAGTGAGTATCGTCACCACATTGCTGCACGTGGAGATAGCTACGAGCGTTTCAAGGCCATGGAGTGGCATCGTAACAATGACACTTCCTTCGCTAACATGCCCTTTCTGGACCACCGCGCCCGCATCTATGAGCGTGGTTACATTGGTCCGCAGTCTGGTGAGACGTTTCTAAAGGACGTCTATAAACTACGTGAATTCAGTGGATAGCCAGAGATGGCCAATACTGAGCCTAGCTTGACCTGAGAGGGTCTTGAAGGTGCAACGACTATCCCGAAAGGGAGTACACCGGGAGTCCGGTGGAAGCGCGTAGCCAGCAGAAATGCTGTGATGATATAGTCTGGTCTGCATATAAGGGAAACCGAAGTTGCAGGAGTGCTCTGTCGAGCCACATAGGAAACAAATGGAACAGCAATGGAAGAAGGCAGTTGGAACTGAATACTGGGTCTCAACCGAAGGCCAAGTGTTCAGCTCGTATTCGCAAAAGATACTCAAGCAGATAGATGATGGTCACGGCTACCCTGCCGTAAGCATCTTTCGAGATACAGTGGCGGCGAAGGTGAAGGTGCATCGGCTAGTTGCGGAAACCTTTCTGCCGAATCCCGAAGGCTACGGAGATGTGAACCACAAGGACGGTCGCAAGACTAATAACCGTGTGGACAACCTCGAGTGGTGCTCTCGTTCACAAAACATACAGCATGCGCTGGATACAGGACTTATGCCGAGAGGTTCAGCTTGTGGTATAGCTGAGCTTGGCGAGTCAGAGGTCGAGCAGATCAAGCTGATGTTTGTGGAAGGCCTGGGTAACGCCGAGATTGCAGCAGCTTGTAATGTTGCGCGTGGTACGATTTCGAAAATAAGGCAACTAAAGACCTGGCGACATGTACGACCTGACCTTCAATTCAGTCCTACGTGCCCAGGAGGCAATACAAAAAAGTTGGGCGCTGAGGATATCCCCAAGATCCGCCAAGCACACAAGGAAGGTCACACCCTTAGCTACATTGGCAAACTCTTCGGTGTTCACAGCGGCACTATCAGCGGCATCATCTCAGGTCGGTCCTGGGTGAACTATTAACAACTCGACAGAACACCGGTATGGCCTAACGAGCCGTATTGAACGTAACGTAGACCTTTCCTTAATACAGTGGCCGCAAAGCCGCTCGGGGAAGAGGGCTTTCTAAACCTTCAGGATCAAATAGGCAGCTTTTTGGGCGGCCTTAGCGACACCTTGGAGGGTCCACATAACTCGTTATCGCAGACAGGGCGTCAGAAGATCGCCCTCCGTTGGCGTAACGACCTGATCAAGGTAGGTAACGCTGCACGCCGTGGCCGTCCACAAGACATCCGCGACATCCTCGATTCACCCTTCGTACAGATGGTTGATGGAGAGGAGCAGGGAAAGCTTTTCAGGCTCGCTATCGAGATGTCTCGTATCAACGATCACGTAGGAGGTGACTTCAGAAATGCCAACCGTATCAATGGGTACAAAACAGCTCTCGCTCTCGAACAGGATGCTTCATCAAGCGGCGCTCAGATCATTGCGCTCACTACTCGAAACAAGCAGCTTGCCGAGCTATCTAACGTTATCCCCACGAACCAAAAGCAGCGGCTATACGACGAGATCGCTGCGAGAACGTACCAAGACCCCCGCTTCGTCGAACTAAATAAGCGTCTAGGGCTGTCCGAGAAAGACCTCCGGAAGGCTGCTAAGGCGCAAAACATGGTGACTCTCTATGGAGCAGGAAAACGAACCGGCATCCTCAATGTGGAGAAGAAGCTGGCAAAAGTATTAGGTGAACCTAAAGAAAAGCCACTTGCTGTTATTATTAAAGGTAATGGAGATCGTATTGCTGCTTTAGGTATGAAGAAAGAAGCTGCTAATTTTTATAAAGACTTAGCTGCTCGGTTAGAAATACAAGGGTATAGAGTTTCATTTGATGAAGGTCTACCTAATACAATTCCTGATCAGTCAGCTGCATTATGGGTTGGACATTCAAGAGGTGTAGATCGTTTGCAGTTTTCAGAGGGTCCAGCTACAATTGCACTTGAAACAAATGATAATTTAGCTAGTTTAATAAAGTTGCATGGTAAAGACAAAGCATTCGATCTTAATACCAAAGATATTAAACACTACGAACTTTCTAAGAAAGATCTTGAAAGTATTAGTAGTTATAACGCACCTTCTAGTTCTACATTAGTAGTAGCTGCAGCAGATCGTGATAAAGTTATAGGTGAGATTAGCGCTCGTATGGCCCGCTATGAAAAGGTTGACCCCGACATGTACGACGAGCTGCGTAGGTTACGCAACGACGTAAAGGATGTGTTCAATAAAGGACAGGATCCTGGCGATGCGATAATGGAGCAGCTATACTTCCTGGACTCGCAGACCCGTGACTTGGTCGAGAAGATGACGCGGCAGTACGGTAATGTCGTCACCCCGAACGACTTCTCGCTTATCGCATCAATCATGAGTGAGAACCTTCGCTCACAGGTGCCTGTGCTGAACGACTTTACACGCTTCTTCGGCAGACTCGCCGAGGCTTTCTTACGGGATGCAAACCCAAAGGAGGCCAGCATCGACTTCAAGTACGAGATACTAAGGCGCCTCTTTGGGGAGCCTGCCAAGCGTAAGGCTGAGCAAAAGTTCCTCGATCTCGCAGTAGTAAGAAAGCTGAAGAAAGCTCTCGGTTTCAAATTCAAGTTCGAGCCTTTCAAGACCGATGCAACTGCCTTGGATAGGCGGCGATTCATCACCTCGCCATACTTGAAGGAGCAGATTCAGCGCCTGCCTGGTTGGGACCCAGACGGCCTCCTCCATGCCATGCTGTTCGGTGTGGATAGGGTAGATGTAGAGAAGAAATGGACGCACGCACCTTGGGTAAACTTCGACGGTAAGGTGGTGGAGCAGTATTTCACCCAAGCTTTCGAACAGAAGCTGTCCTACAAGGACTCGTCAGGAAAGTGGATCAATAACATTGTCATGGTCGACCAGCGAACCTCCCCGACGTTCTGGGAGGAGTTGCTGAACGAGCAGGACAAGGCCAATTCGATCTCGGACCTGATGAAGGCTCGGACTGCGTATGCTGTGAACGGTAACCACAGCAATGACGCGGTTCTGGTCAAACGGTTTCACCTTTGGGGTGAGCGTAGTGGGGTTCAAACCTCCACAGTTCACGACGCCTTCTTCACGAACGTAGCAGATCTGATGCCTGCAAAGGACGCGCTACGCCAGGAATACGCTCGCGCTGCACAGAGCGATAGTGTCAAGAACACGCTACAGGCGATGCTGGACAGGGGTCTCCCACAAGCACAGTACGACGCTTACTATGAGGAGGCGATTCAGCTCGGGCTAATCCCTGTGGCCGGTAAGAGTAAGGTTGGTGGCAAGGTGTTACAGGAGTCGGATATTCTGACCCCTGCCGATATCCTACAGGATGTTCCTGGAGGTTTCACAAAGAATCGCGCTTGGTACGCCGTAGGCGGCTAGGTGCATAATGGGGCCGTGCCCTATAAGGAAAACGAAATGAGCACTGAAGACAGCGGTAAAAAGGAAGAGCAAGCCAAGAAGGACGCCGAGGCAAAGACAGAAGCTGAGCGCAAGGCTGAGGCCGCGCGTAAGCTGGACGCCATGGATCCTGAAGAGAGGGCAAAGGCTGAACGCAAGGCTGAAGTCGAGCAGGCGGTCAAGGAGGCCCTGGCGGATCTCAAGGGGAAGCTGGATAGTAGCTACGCTGCACGTGACGAGGCTCTCAAGAAGGTGGCCGAGTTCGAAGCGAAGCAACGCGAAGAGGAGCTAAAGCGGCTTGAAGAAGCCGGCAAGCACAAGGAAGCCTATGAGTTGCGCGAAGCAACCATGAAGGCGGAGTTGGACACCCTCAAGAAGCGTAACGTCGAGCTCTCTCGTGACCAGGTCCTGCGTGCTGAGCTAGCTCAACTGGACTTCCGGTCCAAGCGTACCCAGGATATTGCCTTTGGGGAGATCATCCCTCAACTCATCCAGGACGCAGATGGCAAGTGGGTCCACAGGTCGGGCAAGGATATCGGTGATTTCCTGGCTGACTACGCTGCCGATGAAGAGCTCGCATTTCTGTTCAAGCCAAAGGCCTCTTCAGGTACTGGCACGTCAAGCTCCGGTTCCACCACAAGTACCGGCGGCAGCGACAAAACCTCCGTATTCAAAATGTCGCAAGCGGAAGTCCTCAAGCGGGCTGCAGCAGGAAAGCTGCCTCAACGCAGGTAGGCTCCGCACTAACCAAGGAAATCAGCAATGGGTGTCAACACCACTATCACCGGCGCTACCAACGCCGTTCTCCAGGAATCGATCGGGGCCTACTCGTACGAAGCCTACACCAACGCCAAGAAGCTCGTCGGCACCGCCATCGTCGGCACCAACCCCGAAATTGATCGTAACACCGAGACCTACATCGGTCAGCTGCGCTGGCACAAACCTCTGAACCCGACGGTCAACGTTGCATCGATTTCGAACTCGGCGGCAGGGCAGAAGACCGGAACGTCCAGCGACTACTTGGCCTACATCAAGACCGTCCGTACCCACGGTGCGTCGAAGGTGAATATGGCCCAGGTCATCACGCAGGAAGATGGCCTGGCCCAGATCGGCATGGACTTCGCCGAGACGCAAGCGCAGGACGAGCATGACGCGCTACTGGCCCTGATCAAGGGTGTCGCTGTCGCTGAAGCTCTGAACGGTGCAGCCTCCGGCTCTGGTTCGACTGGCTTGGGTGGCCAGACCTTCGACAACGACCCGACCGACAAGCGTTATGGCTTCTATGTCGATCTCCAGTCCAACAAGCTGGTCATCCCTGCCACCGCCGCCATCCAGGGCGCTGCCCGTGCCGAAGGTTTCCTGCAGGCCATGGGTATGGCGTGGAAGGACTACGAGCCTCCGTATGCCTACTTGGTCGCCTCGCCGGAGACCATCGCCTCGCTGCGTTCGGCCAATCTGGTGGACAATACCACGTTGGTGGAAAACGGCGTCGAGTTCAATACCATTTTCGGCGGCAAGCTGCGTCTCATCCAGACGCGTGCCAACCAGAGCATGTCCACGGCTCAGCTGGCCAAGGTCAACAGCGGCGCTGGCGTCGATATCACCGGTACCAAGACCTCGTTCATTGTCTTGCCAGGCTCGGTCTCCTTTACCCCTCTCGAAGTTCCCCTGCCCGTCGAAATCGAACGCGATGCGGCGGCCTACATGGGCGGTGGTACGACCGACATCTGGTATCGCTGGGGCTACATCCTGCATCCGGCTGGCTACAATTGGGCCGGTAGTCAGGACAGGTTCCCGTCGAATGCCGAGTATGGCTACAGCGTGACCGGCGGCGTTCCGGAACTCCTGACCGCCGCTACGGTTGGCGTAACCACCACCGGCACCTGGACTCGCAAGGTCCAGTCGGCCCTCAGCCTGGGCATCCTGCCGGTCTTCCACTCCTAAGGAGCTGTCATGCCTCTCGTTGTCGGCTCTAATGCCTACCTCGACGTGGCCACAGCTGGTGTCTACTTTGAGTTCCGCCTCGATGCGGATGCTTGGGTAGACGCCAAGTCCTCCGAAAGAGGAGCTGCGCTCGTATCTGCAACGCGGCTCCTTGATTCGCTCAATTGGATCGGAAGGGCGACGGACAGTAACCAGTCTCTTGCCTTCCCTCGGATAGGAAACTATCGTGATCCAAAAATTGGCGCTGTTGTCTCTCTCGGCTCTGCAGAAGTCCCTCAACGGGTACTCGATGCTACTTGTGAGCTTGCTCTCCATCTGCTCCGTAACCCCGGAGTCGAATCAGGGGAAGAGCTCCCAGACAGTATCTCCGTTGAAGGAGCAGTCTCCCTCACAGGACTGAAGAGCACGAAGACAGGCGTCATACCGGCAGGTGTATACCGTGGCATTACTCCTTTGTTGGAGCGCGGTAACAACTCCTGGTGGAGAGCGAACTAATGGGGTACCGACGACTCGTCCAGTCGCTTGTGGCCAAGGCTTACACCCTAGCGGGCACGTTGGCGGTGGAGGCCACCCTTTCACACCGTGAGGCGAAAGCCTTCGACTTTGCCACGGGTAACAGTAGGACATCCACACCAGTGGTGACCGTGGTTAAGGGGTTTCTAAAGGTTGCTGAGTCGAAAGGTCCGGAGCAGGCAGTGCAGGCCGACTTGGTGGTACAGGCGTCTAGCGTGAAAGACCCTTCCGCGTACGATGTCATTACCATCGATGGCGTTTCTTGGAATGTGGCTGCGGAGTACAAGACTAACGGCTACACCACAACCTTTGCACTAAGGAGAGCGCGATGAAGTTTGAAGATTCCATGATGAGTATCTTCCGCGTCTTCGCAACACCTGAGTGGATTGCTGAACGCATCAAGACCTTCCCGAAGGGGTTTGTCAACCCTGCAGGCCTACCCGAGTTTATCCGGGTAGCTATCTTGCAAAGCGGCGCGGGTATCAACAAGCAATCCCTTTCAGGCATCCTCCTGATCGACATCTTTACTCCAGTGAAGTCTGGGCCAACGCGCCCGGCACAGCTGGCCGATAAGCTAGACACATATCTGGCGAGCAAGTGCTTCGAAGTAGCGCCCGGCGTCTCCACGCAGTTCTCGCAGGGTGTGCTTCAAGACCACGGTATAGATCAGGTAAATACTGATCTCCACAGGTCTGTTTTCTCGATTCCTTACACCCACACTGGAGTACAGCCATGAGTTTCATCACTTCGATCGGGGCCAGTATTTTCTCCGACCTTTCTGTTTACAATGGTACGACCACCGACTTCTCGACCACGGATACGCAGGCGGAGTTCGAGGCGCTCTTTACCACCGAGGATGTGACTCCCGGTGCGACCACATTCCAGCGCCTGAAGAACATCCGTGAATACCCACCGATGGGCGTTCCTCCGAACGTTGTCAACGTGCCGGTGTACGGCCAGAAGTCGAGCCAGCAGATCCAGGCTCAGTCTGATGCGCCGTCGATGGAGATCCAGCTGAACTACGTCGCCAGCGACTGGGCGCCTGTTGCAGGTCGTATCGGTGCGATGGTCGGTGACGGCCTGCAGCACGTCTTCCGCTTCACCCTGCTGAACTCTGAGCCGACCGGTACGGGTAACTCCAAGTACGCCTCTACGGTCGGCGGTATCGGCACTCGCGAAAACGCGTGCTTCTACTGGATCGGCAAGTTGGATGCGCTCATGGTCAACCCGAGCCTGTCCGATGCGACGACG